CCTGCTGCTAAGGAATTAATTGTGGATGTTCCTGTTGCCGATTCTGGATTTTCTTATGAGGAAAACCTTGAGTCATTTGCGTGGCTTAAGGAGACTGTTGCTAAGAAAGTTCATGCATTTGGTGATGAGAATATTCATGATGCTGAGATTTTTACATTTTTGCGAATGTTTGAACTTCAGTTTGATTCTTGTCCTGGTGTTGATCTTCAAGCCTTTTTTGTTAGCTTTGGTAGTCGAGTTGCTTATGGTGTTTACTCGTCAGAGATTAAGAAATTAATTTCTGATGAGTTGCAAGATAAGTACGTTGAGGCTGCTGTTAAGCAAATGATGAGGCTTGGAGATATTTGTGTTTGGCATAAGGTTTCAGCAGAAATGTTGAAACCTTGTGTTGTGGCACAAGGTGCTATTGTTGAGGTTGTTCATTGGAAGCAATCTGGTTTGAAAGAAGAAAAGTTTCTGGTTCCTGATGAGGGAGTCAGTAATTTTTTGATTGATAATTGGATTGCTTCTGGTGATTGGGGCCCTATGTCTGGAAGAATGTTCGCTAGTTCAATTCCTGCTGTAGCGCACATGGCGTGTAATTATTGTCATGTGTGTGGTGGAGTTGATATGTGTAGACATATTTTGGATGAGATTGTTGGAGATTCTGAAGTTGATTTATCGTTGTGGATGCCATTGGCTATTTATGGTGTTTATGATTTATTGAGACTTCGGGAAAATCCGAGTGTTGTTTCTCTCATTTCCGCTCATATTAGGTATTCTATTGCGCGTTCTTTGCGCAGGAGTTTTTCTGATGTGAGATTGGAGATGTGGGAGAGAGTTGCTGAGGATATGGTGTATGATTTGTACCCGCATAGAATTGTTGCTCAAACTTTTCTTGCGGATTCGTACACTATGTTGCAAGGTTCTTTTGCTGTCCTTTATGATATTTTTATGTATTTGCCTAGAAATGCGTGCGTTGAAATGTCTAATTTGTTGAAATGGATTATTAGTAGTCTTAAAACTTTTCTTGTTGATGGAGCGATCGGAGTCGCTCTTGCTGTGATGAAGAATATTTTTGAGAAAGCTGGTAATTTTATTTCTAACACGTTAGATGATTACAAGCCGTTGATCATGTCATTGATTAAAACTATTGTTAGGATAGCGATTGGTTATTCTCCAATGTGTGTTTTGTTGGAGGTTGCTTGGGATGCTGAATGTATTGCGAAAGCTTGCCTTTCTTTTAAGGCTTTCTTTCCAGGTGCGTTTAGTGCTCCAGGTGTTGTTGCCGAAGGAGTCGAAGATTTTGGTGCAGTTTTGGCTACTCTTGCCGTGGCGGTTTTTTATGCCTGCGGTAGAGTAGTTCCTGATTTC